GAAACTTATGATTTATATAATAAAGTTGTAAGCAGTAAATCTTTAGGTTGGATAGACAGTTTGGGTGTATCAGATCAAGATGAAATTGATATTAAAAACGCAATTAAAGAACAAATATTATTTGTAGCACAAGATTTAGCAGGTGATGGAACACCATCAGCTACCGATATTAAAAAAGCAGAACAAATGGTAATTAAAGGTAAAGGATTTACTAAAAATGGTATTATCAGACAATTCTTTGGTGGAAGTCAATATGATATTGATGTAGATCAAATATGGGATTCTATTTTTAGTCAGTCAGGAACATTACAAGAAAAAGCTAAAGGAGGAACCATTGTAGCTGGAGAACCTTATTTAGTAGGTGAACATGGTCCAGAAGTAATTGTACCACATCAAACAGCTAGTGTTGTATCTAATAAAAGAACACCAGGTGGTTATACTTGGGAAGAAGCTATAATTGATAGCAGTGAAATGTTAATGAAAATTAAACAATCTAGTGGATTAGCTGAAGCTAAGAAAGCACTTAAGAAATTTAGACCTGATCTATATATCTAATGGCTGAAAATCCTAATGTGGATATGCCTAATATCCAAACACCAGAAGTAGGTTTTAATATTAGACCATTAGGAGAACTTTGGTTTGAAGAATCTTTACCTGCATCTCTATATCAGTACTTTACTGGTAACACTAAAAAGAAACAGGCTGAAGATGCTAAAAGAATATTAAGAGAGGCTACGCCAGGTAGCAAGGAACACAAAGAAGCTACTCGTGTATATAACAAGTTTAGCTATCTTTTAGATGAAGGTGGAACATTTGATGCAAGTGAAGTAGCCAAGTTTCTAATTTCACATCCATCAATGTTGGCAAGTGAGCTAATAAATGCAACCCTTGCTGATCCTTATTTATTAGCCATACCTATAGTAGGATGGGGGCGTTTAGGAAACGCAGCTGTAAAAGCTGTTGGAGCTACAACAAAAACCGGCGAGCGTTTAGCTCGTGCTGGAGCTGCTGTAGCTGGTGGGGCTGCTTTCGGTACTGCATATAGCATACCCCTTCAGTTAGGGGAAGATGCAGATATCTCAGCAGGTAGAACCATAGCAGAAGCTAGTATTGCAGGTACTGCTAATTTAGCTTTTGGTGCTATGTTGGGGGGATTAAGTTCTAAGTTATCTAAAGAAGCTGAAGTTTCTATAGAACAAGCTGCTGTAAAAGTTGCACAGAAAATAGAACAAAATCCAAAGAACCTTGAGAAAGCTCTTGAAGAAGCTACTGATGAAATTCTGAGAGCATCTAAAGGTGGACCAGTTATAACTGAAGAAGTTGCTGGTATGATAAAAGAAAACATCAAAAGAGATGTACATCAAATTAAAAATGCAACTTTGATGAATCAGTTTAACTGGAAAGCTACTGGATCACTAGCAGGTGTAGGGGGTCTTGCTGGATTCCTAACTGCTGAAGAAGATAAATTAGCTACTGCTGCTGGATTAGGTATAACCTTTGCAAGTGTACCAATAGCTGTAAGAGGGATAAGGAAGATCTTAGATAAGACTTCTATAGAGGACAAATTAACTAAAGCTGAAAACTCTATTAATATAAAAGAGATGACATACTCTATGAAAAGTAACATAGCAGATGTTGAATTAGCTGTTAGAAGATTTGATGATTTAAAAAATTTAGTAGATCCTGTCAAAGCAGAAGCAATGGTATTTGCTGCACAAGATCCTAAGAAAATTCTTAAAGATGGTTCATTTACATTTAAGAAGTTTAATAAGAAAGTTTTATTAGATGCTAATAACCGATATGTACAAAGGCGTGATGAGTTAATAAGGTTAGGGAATACGGAAAAGCAAGCTAATAGAACATCCTATTTTGAATTACAAAAGTACATTGATTCTAATTTAGAAAATGTAACTGTAAAATTTACTAAAAATGAATTAAATCTTGTAAAAGAAAATGGTGTATTTGCAAAATTTCATGCTGAAATGCTAAATTTAGTAAATAGGAAAGGTGCTAGAGTAGGCACAGTAAGAAACTATATTAGCCAAGAATGGGAAGCTGCACCTGGAGGAAGAGTCTATGGTAATGCAGAAAAAGTTGATGTGGCTAAAATGGTTATGGATGATGGAACTATCATGCCAATAAAAGATTTATTTGGTATGACAGGGGGGATAGGTAAATCTGCTAAGAAAAGAATAATACCAAGTTATGAACAAGGTATACAAATGGGATTTATACCTAGAACAAATGACCTGGGCGATTTAAATATATTTGATATTATGAGTCGTTATTCATTAAGTGTAGGTAAAGCAATTAATGAAAGAACATTAATACAACACTTAAAGAAGAATCCGTTTCCTGGAATGAATACTCCAGTAATACATACTAACTTGGATAAAATACCACAATCATTAAAAACTAAATATGTTGAATTTGATCATCCTATTATTAATGAACGAATATACAAAAAAGTATTAAATACTAGAACTGGTAAAATGGAAAGTACTGGTGAAGTACAAAAAATAGCTAAGGCTTATGTACATGAAGATGCAGTACCTTATTTAAAAATGGTAATGGATGCACAAGACCCAAATGCATTCATTAGGCACTCACAAAATTTAAACTTCTTTATGAAAAGATTTGCAGTAGGTGCTTCATTTTTTCATGCAGCTTCACTTATAGAAAGTGTATTTTATACCTTTGGACCATTTAAAGGATTAAAACCTGCAGGTAAATTTACTAAAGAAGCTTTTAGTAAAGAAAAAGGTGTAATGTTAAAAGGAGCTGATGATCCTAATCATCCTGAGTTTTTAAAATTCTTAGAAGATAACTATGTACCTACAATTAAAAGAATGGAAGATTCTGAGTACGGAGATGTAATACAGTTATTAACCAGAAATGGTTTAACTATTAATACACCAACTGATGTAGGTGCTGACGTTTTTTATAGATCATTTAATAGTATAGAAGATGCAGTATCAAAAATACCTGCTATGGGAAAAGTATTAAACGATTTAGGTGTAAAACCTACTAGAAAAGTATTTCGTTGGTTTGACAAAGTAACTTGGGAAAGAAGCTTTACTAATATGAAGTTATATACTGGGTTAGCAAAACTAAACCAACTTATTATAGACAATCCAAATGTACCAATTACTCAATTAGCAAGAGATGCTGGTGAGTTTGCAAATGATGCTTTTGGAGGTCAAGATTGGGCTAGATTAGCTAATGAAATAGCAAACCCAATGTTACGAAGTATGGCACAAGAAGCCTTTAAACCAGGCGCAAGACCATACTTACAGTTGGCTTTATTTGCACCAGATTGGACAACATCCAATATAAGAGTAGCAGCTAGAGCTATACCTGCATTTAATGCAAATGAACGTAACAGAAATCTTTATATGACATATTTGATAAATGGTGCTATATTGTATGGAACATTAGCAAATGCTATGAACTATGCGTTTAGTGGTAAGTCAATATTGGAAAATAAAGATCCAACAAGAATAGATTTAGGAAATGGTGAAGTCATGACGTTTAGTAAACAATACATGGAACCGTTTCATTGGTTAACAGATCCACAAAAAACTGGCGTAAAAAAACTAGGTTCTTTAACCAAAACATTCGGCGAGATAATGACTAATAAAGAATATCTCACTACTGGTTGGAGTCCACAAATAACTAAAAAAGACGATAATGCATTAGAAAAAGCATTATTACTTGGCGGTCAGGTAGGACAAAAATTCTTACCTATCTGGGTGAGTCAAGCAGTAGACGAATATATGGAAGATGGATTATCATATGATGATGCATTAAACGTAATTTTAGGGCAATTAGGACATCCCAAATACAATGCTCCTAGATCATCAGCTTTTAAAACAAGACAGCTGATACAAAACCCAGAAAAAGCTTTATTTTAAGGAGAAAACAAAATGGCTGGAACAGGCGTAGGTAAATTTAGTTCAACTGCTGGTAACAATACTAGCAACATGACTGTAAACTTTGCAGAGAATATGGCACCAAGTAATGTCAATAATGCTGCAAGAGAATTGATGGGGCATATCTATGATATGTACAAGCAATTAGGTGAAGGTTACTATGAGTTTGGTGATGGAGATGGTACATATACTGTAGCTAGAACTGATGCTGATACAATAACTATCACTACATCTGGAGTAGATTTAACAGCAACATATTTTGCTGGTAGAAGAATTAGAATTACAGACTCTAGTAGTGGTGTAACTGAAGGTACTATATCTAGTTCAGCTTATTCTTCTAATGTTAATACAATTAACTGTACTGGTGGTATTAATGTAGGTAGTGGTACTCCTCTTAAAGTAGAACTTGGTCTTGAATCTCCTACAGGACTTGAAGTTGCTAATTTAGTTGAAAGTAACTCTATATATATTGGTTCAGATCCTGCAAGCACTACAAGTACTGCACAATCTAATGTAGCTTTAGGAATATCTGCTTTTGATTCAATTACCACTGGTGATAATAATGTAGGTATAGGACATAATGCTGGTACTGCTTTAACAGAAGGTTTAAGAAACGTATTTATTGGACAAGAATCTGGTGCTGCTATTACAACTGGAGATGACAATATATTTATTGGAGCTTTAGCTGGTGATAATCACAGTACTTCAAGTGATAACATAGGTATTGGAAGTTCTGCATTAAGTTTACTTAATGGTGGAGAAAGAAATACAGCTATTGGAAATCAAGTAGCTAAAAATATTAATACTGGAAATGACAATACGGTTCTTGGAGCATCTGCTGCACTAGAATTAACTACTGGTGATAACAATGTAATCTTAGGATCTTTAGCTAGTGGTGCTGGAGTTTTAACTGGTGATAATAATGTTGTTGTAGGATACCAATCAGGTAAAAATATGACATCTGCTCACGATAGTGTTTTCGTTGGTGAAAATGCTGGAAGAAATGTAGGAACGGGTAGTGATAATGTATTACTAGGTAAAAATGCTGGAGCAGCTATTAGTACTGGTTCTGGTAATGTAATGATTGGTAAAGATGCTGGTGATGGATTTGATACTGAAGGTAATAATTTAGCTATTGGACTAGATGCCTTTAACGGTAATGTTGCTGGCGGTGAACAAAATGTAGCAATAGGTAACGATTCATTAGGTGCTTTGACTTCTGCTGATAGTAATGTGGCTATTGGTTACAATGCTGGTGGTACATTAACTACTGGTGGAGAGAATGTAATTATCGGTCACGATGCTGTATCAAGTGGAGCAATGTCTGCTTTGTATAGTGTTATTATAGGTAAAGACGCTGGTAAAATGAAAACCAGTGGAAGTAGTTCTGTCTTTATAGGTTATCAAGCTGGAGAACAAGTAACGTCAGGCGGTGCTAATATATTTATTGGAGCAAATGCTGGAGATGACCACGATACTCAAAGTAACAATTTAGGTATTGGTCAAGACTCATTAGGCGGAGCAATAGCTGGAGGTGAATTAAACGTAGCTGTTGGTAATGCCACTTTAGATGCTTTAACAAGTGGTGATGGTAATACTGTTATGGGTTATCAAGCCGCAACTGGATTAACTACTGGAACTGATAACGTAGTAATAGGAAGAACAGCTGGTGGTACTGGTGCTATGACTGGTGACTTTAATGTGTTTGTTGGTACTGGTATTGGTGGAAACAATGCTTTAACTTCTGCATATCAAAATGTAGTTATAGGCAGAGAAGCAGGCTATCACGGAACATCATTTAATACATCTGTTCTTATAGGTCACGCTGCAGGTAAAAGTATAACTAACGGAGCAGAAATTGTAGCAGTTGGTCGAAATGCTTATACTAATGCAGACACCGAAGCTCACAATTTAGCGATTGGCTCTAGTGCTTTAAATGGAGTAGTAGCTGGTGGAGAGTATAATGTTTGCATAGGTAATAATGCTGGTGGATCTTTGACTTCAGCAGATAACAATGTACAAGTTGGTTATAATTCTGGTGCAGCTATATCAACTGGTTCTTCAAACGTATTTGTAGGTGAGAATTCTGCAGTATCAATGAATACTGGACATAGTTCTGTAATAATTGGTCAAAGTGCTGGTTCATCTTTAACTGAAGCACATAGTGTTATATTTATTGGACAAGCTGCTGGTGACGGACACGATACTGAAGCAAACAATATTGGAGTTGGTCGAGCAGCTTTAGGTGGCTCAATAGCGGGTGGAGAAAAAAATACAGCATTAGGTAACTATACTTTAGATGCTTTGACTTCAGCTGATAGTTGCGTAGCGGTTGGTTATGACGCATTAACTAATGTAACAACTGGTGATGCAAATGTTGCTGTAGGTCGACTAGCAGGTGACAAAGTAACTGATGAAACTCAATCTACTTATGTAGGTCACGGAGCAGGAGATGATTATACTGGCTCTCAATCTGTTATGATTGGAGCTTTAACAAGACATCACTCTAGTGGAGATAATGAAGCTAATGCAATTTGCATAGGTTACAATGTTAATACAGGTAGAGGAAACCAAGTACATCTTGGCAACACTTCAATGACAGCAATTAAAGGTCAAGTATCTTTTAGCACATACTCGGATGAAAGAATTAAAAGAGATATTGTTGATGGTGATTTAGGTTTAGAGTTTATAGAAAAACTAAAACCTAGAAAGTTTAAAAGAAAAAACCCAGAAGAATACGCAGATTTATTTGGTGAAGCAAATAAAACACCAATTAAAGATGATGAAAAAGAAAATGTATTTGATGGTTTAATAGCTCAAGAAGTTGAAGCTGTTTGTAATGAACTTGGTGTTAGTTTTTCTGGACACGAAGTTTCTACAAGTCAAGGTAACAAACAATCTATTCAATATGAAACATTGACTATACCATTAATTAAAGCCGTACAAGAGTTGTCGGCTCAAGTAACAACTCTACAACAAGAACTAAAAACCATAAAAGGAGAATAATATGGCAGTAACTAAACAATGGATATCAGCTAAACCTAAAGTAAATGCTGATGGTAATGTAACAGAATGGTCAGTTGAGTATAAATATACTGATGGTGACTTTTCTCATACATTTCAAAAATCTGAAAAGATAGATGTACCATCAAAAGCACCAGGTAGCTATACTAAAGCTGAATTGTTGACACTTATGGATGAGGCACATTGGGATGATATGTTTGCAAAAAAACATAACGTACACCAAAACCCACCAGCAGTTGATACAGTTGACAATTCATTTGATGTCAATACACTTGGCTAAAACTAAGGAGATACAATGTTTACATTAAATGAAAAAGAATATGACGAGACTAAATTATCTGACAAAGGTAAAGCACTCTATCAAAAACTAATAAAAATAGGTGCTGATAAATTTGATCTAGATATTCTTGCAAACCATTACACGACTCTTCTACAGGCGGAGTTACCTAAAGAAGAAAAAGAAAATGGAACAGGACAATAGAGAAGCAATTATCCGTATTGAGGGTAAACTAGAGCTAATGGATAATAAGCTTAATACCCTCAAGGATAATCATCTCTATCATGTCGAGAAAGATATGCGTCAACTCAAAGCTCTAGTGTGGTTTATTGGTACTACAGTATTTCTACAAATGTGTTACTTAATAATAAGAACGCTAATTTGACAATATAGGTCAAATAAGTTCTATATAACTTATGAATAAAACTATATTAGTTATTAGTGATACACATATTCCGTATCATCATCCTGATTTAATACCTTTTTTAAAAGCATTAAAAACAAAATATAAACCAGATCGTATTGTTCATATAGGTGATGAATGTGATAAACACGGATTAAACATGCATGGGCAAGATCCTGATTTACCATCTGCTGGTGATGAACTAGTAGAATCTAGAAAAGTCATTAAACAGTTAGAACAAATGTTTCCTACTATGGATATACTTCATAGTAATCATGGTAGCCTGGCATATAGAAGATCATTTAAAGCAGGACTTCCAAGAGCCTATATGAAAGGTTATAACGAAGTTTTAAATGTTGGACCTAAATGGAAATGGCATGAAGAATTATCTATTAAATTACCTGATGGTAATACAGTATCTTTTCATCATGGCAAAGCAGCAAATATTTTAGCTGTAGGACAAAAACAAGGAACATGTTATGTCCAGGGGCATTATCATACTAAATATTCTATTGCTTACTGGGGTAACCCTATGTCATTATTATGGGGTATGCAGGTAGGTTGTCTAATAGACAAAGATGCTATGGCATTTGCTTATGATAAATTATTTAAAGATAGACCAGTTATTGGCTGTGGAATAATTATAAATAGCCAACCAAAATTGTTACCAATGGTCTTGAATAAAGGAGGAAGATGGAATAAAATAACTCCATGAGTTCGTTTGATAAACAAATAGATGGAGATCATTATTCTAAATTGGCAATACAGCCAACCAAATATATAACAGCTAACAAGCTAGGTTATATTGAGGGAAATGTAATTAAGTATGTAACAAGGCATCGCATGAAAAATGGAAAAGCTGATATTAAAAAAGCAATCCATTATCTTGAGATGCTGCTAGAGGATTATGGTAAATAACTTAGTGAGAGCCGAAGTACCAAATAGAATGCATTGTTTTAATTTACGAATGATCGTAGACACCAGAACTGTGAATACATCAGTCGATTATTCTGTATCGCCTACAGGAGTAAATCCTATGGCAATATGGGTAAAATTAAAACCTAATGAATCTACTCTTGATAGAGAAGTGCGCGCAGAAGGTAAACTAGCATCTTTACTTTTACAGTACGGATGTTCTTTAAAAGAAGTGTCAGACACTCTAGGGAAAGATTCTATAATTGGAGCAGTTGCTAATTACATAAATAAAAATATTGCAGATATACTTGCAGGTAATCAACCTGATAAGATACCTAATTTAAACACAGATCCATACAGAATTAAATGATTGAAAACTTAAAAAAACGTATACAAGAACATGAAGGATTTAGAGATGTTGCCTATAATGACACTCTAGGTATAGCCACTATTGGATGGGGGCATATGATTCTACCTGAAGATAACATACAAATAGGAAATAAGTATTCAGTAGAATTTCTAAAAGAGATATTTGAAAAAGATTTTAATATAGCTGTTAAAGGCGCAAAGAAGGTCATAGAAGAGTATATACCTAATTTGTATACCCAAGATCTAACACCGAGCCAAATCGAAGTAATTGAGGGTGTTTTGATCGAAATGGTCTTTCAAATGGGTAGACCAAGAGTTTCTAAGTTTAAAAAAACACTAAAAGCAATCAATGAAGGCGATTTTACTACTGCTGCAGATGAAATGCTAGATAGTAGATGGGCTGATCAGACCTTCGAAAGAGCTTTAGTACTCTCACTAAAAATAAGGAAAATATAAATGTTACAAATGTTAATCAAGCCTCTCTTAGGAGTGGCTAGTGATGCTATTGGTGGATATATGGAAACCAAGAAAGCAAAAGCTAAACAAAAACTAGTTAAGATAGAAGCTGAAACAGAGATTGTAAAACAACAAATCAAGGGTGAAATAGACTGGGATGTAGAAGCAATCAAAGGATCTAAAGAATCATGGAAGGATGAATATTTAACCATTCTGTTCAGCATCCCTTTATTGCTCTGTTTCTTACCATTTACTGTAGAGTATGTAGAACGAGGTTTCGCAGCTCTTGCCATGACCCCTGATTGGTACAAGTACACTTTAGGAGTGATCGTGAGTGCCTCATTCGGAATTAAGGGTGCATCAAAATTCTTTAAAAAATGATTTGGGTTTTAACTGTAATGATGTGGTATGAAGGTGAACAAACTAGAAATACTCATCTTCAAGATATGGAATTTATATCTGAGGATGCATGTCAACAATATCTTTTTGATAATAAAGTAATCCTAGTAGATAGTTTATTAGAAAAGTTTAGAAACATAAATGGAATGAATATGCAATCATTTGAATATTTTTGTGAAGGTAAATTTGTACAGTTGGATGAGGTATGAAAGTAAGTGAAAACACCTCTATCTCAATGCCAGCTCGTAA